ACTATCAAATCCAAAAATCTCAAATTTCGGAAACCCAAGTAATCTAATTAAGTGAATAGCTCTTAAAGTTACTGTAGACCCCCCCAGTATAGGAAAATAATCTTTATGCATTTCCCCATACGCCTCATCTAAAATATCTTTATACTCATCTTGTCCAGCGGTATGCCAAAGATAGGCGTCGTATCCATTCAATTTATCAAGAACAGATGGATGACACTGAGACGCTATAAAGTATTTGCACTCTTTATGTAGAGGATCAACAAACCTGTTGTTGAATTCTCTGCTGTCCAACATAACAAAAGCGGCTGGCCTTATTCCGTTTTCCATACAATACTTGTAAGAACCATTCACTGTTATCACTGGCATCCCATCCTTATGCTTCTCTTTTAATAAATCAAGAGTAGAATTCAAAGATGGTCCGCCTACTACTAACGCAACAGTCTTATTCCATTGCGTTTCATAAGGAACAACTTGAGGAACATTTTTCTTCAAGTTGGCTTCCATATTTCTTCTTATATCTTCTTTGTCTGCATTAACGGCGCAGAATATTTCTGGAACTGGAATCATCTCCGGCCCTATCGAAACAGAAGGGGCGTGAGAATCTACAGAGATAGCAAAAGTCATTGTTTTTTCTTTCTCTCCAATGGACCGGGCAATAACCAGCCTGCGATCATGGGAATGATCACGATTGCAATGAGATAAATTCCGCCCATTTCCACGAGGCCACCCAACAATGTCCAAAAATTATCAGGCGCACAGTTAGACGCTGTATGCATGTTTTCTTTTCCTGTAATTGGTGAGGAATGCATCTGATCCGCAATCACACTCGTCGCAAAGGCAGTCGATGCTCCTGCCAGTAGAGGTGCAGTCGCACCCGAACTGAAGGCAGAGGTCACAGAGGCAACGCCCAGACTCGCTCCGCTTATTAGTCCTGCTTTTTTGAGGCTCGTGCATGACGCTATGAAGAAGAAGAAAAGAACAATTCCCAAAGAACGGCTACTGCGATAAACGCTATGACACCTGCTAAAAATTTGTTTTCCATTACCCATTCTTTCATTTACTTTATCCCCTTGGTCTTGCATTTTCTGTAAGGTCCATTTTTAACTCTATTACATCTTTTGTTCTTAAACTGCAAAAAACTGCAGTCTTCCATATGGCGAATCCAATAAAAGAGTTATTCTCTGTTTTATAGTATTTAAGATATTCCTTTAATAAAAATTCCGAATGAACAGGAATCTCTACTCTACAAACTTCTATATCATTGTTTACTAAATCATCCAATTTATTTAATCCTTCAAATATTATTTGAAGGTCATTCTCACTTCTAATCCTTTTGCTCCAGTTGATATAGCATCAACATCAATTCTTAAAACATCTGCTTCCTTTACTTTGTTATAGGCACTTGTAACAGCAGGGGTAGAGGCTGTGGAAGAATCTACTTCCAAAGCTTCTACGGTTACAGGAGTTGTTAGCATATCCTGACCAAGCGTTTGATTATGCAGCATGATTGTGTTAGGCCCAGAAGACCCTGCGGTAAAAACATGAGCGTTAATGGTAAATAAATTCAACCCATCAAGAGTGCTTGGAACTACCATCCTAGCAATCCCATCTCCAGTATATAAATCAATAGTGTCTGGTATGGCTTTTACAGCCAGCGCTCTTTCAACAAAACTGGAGTTACTAGCAAGTATTTTTTTTGTAGTATTCGATGACGCATCAAGATACAGTATGAAATCTGTAGTCTTGTCCATACTTAGGCCAGTATCTGAAATATTTTGCATCAGCTCTATCTTCCCATCATTAAGATTCATGAAATTAGAATCTACCTGATCATGAGTAAGCGGAGAGCCCTTAGCCGCTCTTGTGGTAATACTTGCCATAATTAATCTATCTCTGTGTATCCAGTAACCCAATAAGCGTTATTACCGTCATTTGGATTTACATAAGGAAATTTTGTATCATAAGCCCCTTGGTTTGGCCCCCTCTTTTCATAAAACCTTTGACCATTAGTCATTTGGTAGGCAACTCTACGAGGCTTGTAAGAACGCCTGCTTCCTATTCTGAATTTCCTCGCCATTAATAACTAGCCTCTACTGCTGGTTCTAAGGTTCTATAACTCCTAGTAATAGGTGGAACTGGGTCCATGTCATATATTCTAGACATAGCATCTAAAAAATCAGGATGAACTGTTGGAAATAAATTAAACTCATTATTTCGCATCCACTCTGTAACATCATAAACCTTCCCATCTTCATCTATACAATTTATCTTTTTGGATATCAAAAACTCTTGGTTTTTTTCAATCGAGTCTTCCTGCCTTGAGGTCAGGTTTCGTTTATCAGTTGGGTAAGGGAAAAAGAAGGAGCCATCCTTTAGGTCTGGTTCTAGTCTCTGTATTCTATCTTTCTTGGATTGAGAGCCGCCGCCTCCAACCCAATTTAATTCATATATGGGGAAGGAACTCCCTTCTATAGTCATCATCTGTTTGAAATGATCTATATCAGACTGAGCACCATAACGCTCATACCCAATCTTTACCTCTCTTACTCCCTGAGCCCTCTTCCACCTTTTTCTTATTTTTTTAATATGGTCCCATCTCTCTGACAACTGAAGGCGATGACAGACTCCATCCAATAGATATTTATTGTAATTGGCATCAACACCTACCACTGCTATTGCAGTTCTATTAGAAGTCTTACTCTTTGAATTAGCCGGATCAACCATAATGTATACATTCATGGTATATGGTCTTATTTCCCACTCATTCCACCACTCCGACTTAAACGCAAGGTCTGAGCCAGCAATAGGATTCAATAATTGCTGACACGCAACCACATAAGTAGAAGTGGTTTTCTTTATCTCCTCCCATCTCTCTTGTTCAAGAAAGACAGGTTCTCCATCCATCTGCCCGTTATGTGTGGCAGGGTGTATACGCGGCTTTACAGCAGCCCGTTGGAGGATAGTACCATAGGTATCTCCGTATGAGTACCTTGTGCCTGCATATTGAAATCTTGGGCCATGCGTTGATCCCAAGTTCAATGAAAGCTCCCACTGAGTTGTGGTTTTAGCTATTTGTTCTGGAGTAGTAACAGACTCCTGAACAACAACGTCATCATAAACAATTAAGTTAAAGTGGCGACCTGTAGGTTGACCATCAACCAATCCATGCGCCTCAATGGTTTGCTCTTTAGGGTTTGAGTTTCTTTTTACACAAATCCCTTCATTCTCAGCCCATTTAGGAGCTTGCTGCCTTGGCTTCTCCCAAAGGATATCAGGGTATAGATCACACAACTTTTGATTACCCTCAAACTCCTGCATAATCTGACGCAGGAATGGTTTTGCCTGTTTTGCAGAAAAAGAAATTAACCCAATAGTGATGTCTGGGTTGCATAAGACTTCCTGAACGCAACCAAGAAAAGTAATAATAGAACTTTTATAATGGAATCTAGCCCATAAATCTAAATGTCTGTCTCTGTCGCTTTCAACTTCCCTGCATCTGTCGTAAATCCACGGATGCAGCATATCATGGCGATTGCAAAGAAAAACACCAAGGTAATAGCGATCAAGTTGACCCAGAGTCCGAATAAAAGAATCATCAATATTGTTATCACGATGGCAGTCAGCATACGAATCCACCACAAGATGATAAGGAGCGGACTGAGCCCATTCTGCAAATTGTCTGGCAGCATCAGAATTCTTATTGTCAGTATAAACGCTATCTGCTATAACAGGTAACACAGCCGTCCCTCATGTCTTTTTGTAACCAGCCGCATAAGCAGCTCTCTGCTGCGCCTGCGCTTTCTTTTTAGTTGGATAGCATTTTCCCTTGCTTCCCCACTTCCATCCCTTTTTTCCTCCCTTCAAATCGCATCTTTGAATAGGCATTAACTTTGCGCCCAAACATTATCTTGCATTGAATAAGATTGATGCCACGAAGCCCATCGTTCAAGTGCGAGTGGATTGTCAATCATATCTAAAATTTCGTTATCGCTAAGACCATAAGTCCAGCCTTCAGGGTATTTAGACTTAAATTCAATAATTCTTGGATCAGTACCCAAAGGGGAATTTGGTAACAAATACTCTGGTCCTTCACCAACCGAACCCCCGAATGGTGCCTCCATTTCTGCAATCTGTGCGCTTTCCTCAGCAGTCAGGGCCGGTCCTATATTTGGCATACCAAGATGATTCAATCCACTGAATGCTAGACCCCCAATTAGCCCCGGGACGCCTGCGAGAGCCTGAACCCCATATCTTCCCAGAGGGTTTGGCTGTTTGCTCAGAGCTTCTTCCCGTAATTGATTCAATCTATCAACGCTAAAATCAATAGGCTGATCTGTGGTCGGTGTTTGGTGCCTCGTTTTAGGTGCCTGCCGATGATCGAGAGGCTCTAACTCATCAAAATCAAGGATATCTTGATGGTCAAATTCTGTATCTCTCTGCTTATCAGTATCTCTCTGCCTATCAAGAGATATTCCAAAAAAATCAGCAATCATATTTCCAATGTCTTTGGCCTCTACATTCCCAATCGCTGCTTGAGCTTTATCTCTCCCCTCTAGTCCACCGACGGATGAATGACCACCAGAAGACGATCCTGCGGTAGAAGCTCCAGAGAGAGACCCCGATCCTGCGGCATCGTGGGAAGACTCAGAAGTAGCTTGCGCTCCACTAGAATAACCTCCAGTAGCGCCTACAGACTCACCATCAAATTCTCCGTTTCCAATAGCCATATTTTATTCTCTTTAGGTTGCTCCGCCGCTTTCAAAAATTTCAGGCGGTTGCCAAGTGATTGGAGACGGTGTTCCTTGTGAAATCAAACCCGCGCCTAAATTCTGAGCTTCCCTTACCTGCCGTGGATCAACATAGTATTGACCTTGCTCATAACCGTAGTCGCGCTCAGGACCAATTCCTACATGAGCAGCCCGGTTAGCACCCATGATTCTATTCCACTCTGTTTGGTAAGCTGCCCAAGCAGCAGGATTACTTTGCAAGTATTGAATCTGCTGGGCGCTTAACCCCACCATCATCCTTCTACCACTATTATCGAAACCGTTAGCACCTATACCCATATCAGGAGGAGCAGCCTGAGATGGCATTCCAGCACCAGCTTCAACATTGCTCATAGAATCAATAGTACCCCAGTTAGTCGCTGGTTGATTAATTCCCATATCAGGGACATTTGTGACATCAGTGGTCTGCATCCCTACCGGCATGTCTCCTGAATCTCCTAATCCCGTTTGATCTCCAGATAGATTCAATCCTAAATTTGGATCGCCACCTACTCCTTGACCAGCTTCAGGAATATCTACCTCACCTAGAGCGAAAGCTCCCAAAGTGAGACCAATGTCATCAGCCTCTTGAAGCCCTACAGTCTCTTGCGCTCCTGCTATACCAGAACCTCTCGGCGGACCTCCGCCGTGTGTTGGATCAGTTGGCTGACCGCCATAGCCAGACGATGGAAAACCATTACTCATAATTTGCTCCTAGTGAATTGTGTCGTCAATTTCTTGAATACCACGATTAATCGCTTTTTGCAAAATCGCATCCACATCCACCTTCTTCTTAACTTCAATCGTTCCTTTATGCTCAATTTCTTTATGCTCTTCTTTTTTGTTGTAATTGGAACGCCAGTTAAACCGATTGACCATGTTTATTAACCAGAGACCATGATTGAATCCTCTGGTGTCTAAGTTTTCGCGGCCCTGACGAGTCCACCAAGCTTCTGAAGATTCCTTTCCCAAGGCAACCACTTCACGAAAATCAGACTTCTCTTTGTCTGTCGTGTTAGCCCACCGACGAAAAGTGGATTGAGCAATACCCATATCAAAACAAACTTCTGCAATGGATGCTCCATTCATGAAGAGAGTCTGGACGCGCCTCTTTATTGGTAGTGTCCATACTTGTTTAAATTTACTTGCCATATCTTCTATTTCCTCTGCCAGAACCGCCTTGGTGACTCCTGTTTTTAGACCTGCCTACAACGGACAAATTCTTTTTTGAATTATTGCTTGGGTTTCTATCTTTGTGATGAACGTCAGAAGAACTTCCCTTTTTCACCTTCCCAGAACTTACAGCTCTATTCCTAGCTGTATTACGAGCTGCCCTTCTCTTTTTCTGATCTGGTTTAGCATGGTAAATAGCATACTCACGCTTATAGTTTCTTTTTCTAATAGCCATTATTTAAACTGGAATGAGCTTCCGCACCCGCATGAATAAGTGTTGGGTATATTAAATTTGAACTCAGGATTGAAAGGATCATCTTTCCAATCCAAAACAGCGTCAGTCAAAAACCCCACCGAGATGGAATCGGTTATGATGTCTTTCATCAGCTCTACGTCGTCGTCTTCTTTCTTCTGATCTTTTTCTAAACCTATTCGATACCCAGAACATCCTCCGCCTGCTATCTTTACTCTTAGATAGCCGTCCCCTTTCAGAATATTGGTTATCTTCTTTTGCGCTGTCTCTGTAATAGTCATCCATGTTTGACCTATCTTCTATCTGGGGATTGTAGTATACGATCCATCTTATTAGATAAATGCTTAAACATTTCCTTTATCTCTGAGAACTCTTCTGAGTGTCTTTGATTAGAACGGTCAAGACGCTCACTTACGCTTTTAAGCTCCATCTTATTAACAACGGTCTCTTGTTCAATGTCTGTAACGTAGGTAAAGAAACCGATAGCTATCCCTATAGTACCAAGCAGATGAGAAACGCTAAGGCTTTTACTCATATGCCAACCCCCATTCGCTCTTCTATCCTCCATCAAATCGCCTGCTTCTTCACTTCGTCTTCAGGAGACTTAGCCGGTAAGGACTCTACAGGCTTTGTCCTTAACACATCTTTAGCTGTCCAGAATATACAGGTTTGATTTAACTTCGGGTTGTACATAAACAGCGTGCTAGATGGATTGTTTTTATTTTCTGCTATGAACATCTGAATGTCTTGATGCATTGTAGAAACATTCATGCCGTGAACAATTTGCTCATTGTATCTTTCAAGCAATACTTTAGCCATCCCTTGCGGCCCTCCCTTAACACATACCACCTTTAAAGGAATTATTGTTTGAAACGGCTCCACTTCTTGAGCGTAAGCGTCATCAGAAAATGTTATGATCGCCCATAAGATAATAATTGCCGCTTTCATTAGTAAGCCTTCTTTTTTGCTTTGCCGTTCATCTTAACCTTCTGACCTGTTCTTCTGGCATGAGCAGTTGCTTTTCTTTTGCCAGCAGAAGTATAAGCGAATTTTTTGCCGCCAACCTTTGGCATAGTATTCTCCTTTCTGATCTATTAATTTTTATGGCCTTTCACGGGAACCGGGAGGGAAATCCTGACCCAAAATATTCGGAGCCTGTCATGGGATTGAAGCCTATTGGGGGGTCGGGCTTGATCTTTACTTCAGGTTGCCAAGAGGGACTTTCATCAATGGCTCCATTGTAACTGGCAATGAAACTCTCCTTTCCTTCCTTAACCCTTTCAGCAAAAGTTTCTTCTGAGCCGCCTCGCGTCCAGAGATTGCCCCAATCATCTTGAGCAAAATCCTCATCGGACATGGCGTTAATCTTTTCAGCCATATTGAAATCTTTAATTTTCTTCTCTGCTGCCTTCACTAAATGTGAAACGTCAACATCATACAGGACCATATCGCCTCCAACATCAGGGTCTGCCCCAATAGATTCTTTAAACTTCTTAATGCTTAATTCTTTTATTCTAGCGGTATGTTCTGCACTCATATGCTTCATTCCGCTCGTTTCTTTAACAATGTCTTTTATATCAAACGCAGTTATGAAGTTAGCAAGCTTGAGCTTCATCTCATACTCACTAAGATTCCCGCTTTTCCAATCAGCGTAGGCGTGCCTTACATCTGAATTCATTATGGCTAGTCGGATAAGACCTCCAGTTCCACCATCTCCAAGCTCTTCAACGTCAACCAATCTGGTTATCAATTCATTGATATCATCATCACCCAGTTTGTAATCAAGGGCATCCTGATGAAATTTAGTGAGTGGAGAGTTTTCATACGCTGTTCCCTTTAAACCCTTGTAGGGACCATGCATACTGGCGTTCAGGTAATCATCTAGGATGGAATGATAAGCCTCATGCTGAAGCACTCTATTGTGATCCGACATGCCCTGTGGATATATATACGGAACACCCTTTTGGCGAGGAACTTTCTTTAACGCTTCTGTCGCGTAATGAAAAATTCCATGCGGATCAGCCGTCCCAGTTGGGTCTTCAAACTGAATTGCAGCATCTTGCGCCGCCACAGGATCATTTACGGGAGTTTTTTGCCGGTAACTTTCAATAATATCGTCCATCAAGTCTGCCCGGGAGTCCCCCGACTGTGACATATCTCTATCAAGACCAGTAAGGGCTCTACGCTCGATTCCCATCTTTTCTTGGTCAAGCTTGGTCCTCAACTGACCACCAAAGTCTTCCCAATAGTCGATACCCTCTTCCATCGGGAGCTGCCCAGATTCTGCTATATAACTTGGTATAGGCCAATATCCTCCACTTTGTCTAGCAAATTTACTTACTCTAGGGTCTGCCTTTCCATACGAAGAATACTGCCGCATCATATGATCAAATGCTGCTTTTTCTTTGTCTGTAGCATTTTGTGGGTAAAACAGATGTCCTTCATTACCCGACTCCGTAAACACCCTAGAGCCCTTGGTGCTCTGTGGGTTCAATGTCGCTAAATGCTCTATATCACCCAGACCCTCCTGAGTAGCCAAAAGCCTCCCCGGATAATCCATAGGACTCTCATCCCAATGCTGATATCCAGAATCATCTATATCATAATCAATGAGTGTTGGGGATATATCGTATGCATGTTTGACGGCTGGATCATAATCAAAATGACTTTTATTCTTTGTGCCATCTTTTTTTGTATAGTCAGCCAGTACCCATCCATATTTTTCGCCGTTCTTTTTCAACCACTCTTGAGATTTCTTATCTGTAACATCAAGAGAAAGACCTTCCATATGCCCTGATGTAGGCGACCCACCCACAGCAAAATTATGAAACGGAGACCTAAAAGCACTCTCTAGTTCAAAAGGGTCTCCTGTCTCATTCTCAAATGCCGACATTAGTTCCCTTACTGAGTCTGCCACATCAACATTAACAAGAGCGTCGTCTCTATAAGACGGTAAATACTCCTCTACCATCGGTTCCCACCGACCACCCTCAAAGTCTTGTGCTGCCGCAACATCAAAATAGCGGTCAAAATCTAAATTATAATTTCCGACATTAACCAAAGCCCGTCCTTCTACAGCGGGAAACCCCATGCCCTCAAGTCCCTGAAATTCTGTACCCGTAGGCGGAATGTCTTGAATCCACGTTCCATGAGGATCATTTATTATATCATCCACTGTCATTTCCCAAGGATTTGCAGCTTCCCAATCTGCAAAAATCTGTTCATCGCTTTGGATGTCGCCCCATACATTATTAGGGGTTCTATTAAGTAATCCAAAGTTTAATAGGGGATCATCACGAACAGAAGCCATTTATTCCATTCCTGCCGCTGACAATTTTCCAGCAGTTATCTGGTTTGTTCCTGCATTGATCATGCCCTGCCACTCAGGTTTAGGTTGGTCAATCATAACAGGAATCGCCGCGCCTCCAGCTATATTCATTCCTGCGGGATGCACTGTTGCCGGTGGAAGATTAGTAAATTCTATAAGAGGATCAAGCTTTTTAGCCAAGAAAGCTTGCCACTTTGCGGGATCACTGGCAAGGATATTCCACTGGGTTAGATCGCCAGTGACAAGATGTCTTATTCCTGCGTCTAGATCACGCACGCCCTGTGGTATATTAGCATCAAAGTGTGTTCTCTGTCCGGGGTCGCGTCTAAGGTCAAATATTTCAGATAAAGGCTTTCCCGTTTTTTGCTGAAGAAGGGCAAGTTCTCTCAATCTTGGTACGAGTTCGATTGGATTAAGCCTATTATACATCTCACTGTTTCTAAAAATCTTATCTTTTTCCAGCTTCGTCAACTCTGACCATTTTTTAGAGGTAGGTGCCCATTTATTAGTAGTAAAGTTATAAGTCTTGTTTAGAGCATGGGCCTCATTTTTAATGTTGAAATTCCATTTATGCTTCTCATAAGCTCCAAGAAGGTCGTTGCTCAACTTTACCATCGCAGGGTTATTACCACTTCGATACCCCAAATCGTTCGCCCGATTTAAATCTCGCAGATTCCCTCTCCAATCACGAACTTTTGGCATCTCGATAAACGTATCTCCCCACACCATCCCCTGACCACGCCCGGATTCTTTACCAAGCATCATTTGCTCTAGGTAGTCTCTCCAGTGTACAAGCTCGTGTTCTAGAGTCTGTACATTTCGGGCATCCATACCCCGCATTTCATTCCTTTTAACTTTGAAATCCTCAAACTTATTTAAAACTTCTTTCCATTTTCTTTTCAAGGCGCTTTCACTAAGCGCTGCTATATCTTCCCCAAAAATATTTCTCAGGGTAGCCATGACTTGGGCATCACTCATCTGCGATGGTCGTGTTAGACTTGGATTATTAAGGCGACCAACACCGGGTACAGTAGTACGGGATTCAGTTATCAAGGTTTCAAAGGGATTTAAAGCTATTACCGGACCTCCCTCTGCTGCTTCTTTACGCGATTTAAAGCCGCCCTGCTCCAAAGTCTGGGAATAGTGAGTTCCTTTGGGGGCGTAAAGCTTATCACCCTGAATACTACCCATAAGAATTGGTTTACCAGTTGGGGGACCATATCTTGTTTCCCCCCAATCCCAGTTTATTCTGACACCGTCATTTATAATATTCCTTTCAGCCGTAGAAAGATTGCGGTTTCCACCTTCTGCGGACCGCAGCCTCATCATATTAAAAAATTTATTGTCGCTGGAGTTGAGTAAAGTTTCCTTAGTCATTCCTTTGGGGACTTTAATAAGCATAAATCCCATGTTTGCGTTTTCTAGTCCACCTTTTTTGGCTTTTAAAGTATCGGTTATCCAAGATGCCATTTCTTTTGGGGTGCCTGAAGGGACATCAATCATGTGTCTCGACCCTAGATAACCCTGCATTGGCGCTTTAGAATCATAACCAACCCGTTCATTGAACATTTTCAATATGTCCATATTGGTGGTTTCAAACAAAATAAAATCTGACTTGGAATCTTTAAAGACAGTTTCTAGATATTCTTGATGTATGTTTTTCTCTGCAATAGAAGGTTTTCTGCTACTTAGCCTACCTGTAACAGCTTCAGGAGCCCACTGAACAGCCTGCTGCGTCGCAGAATCAATTGTTCCACGAGGAGGGTGAAACACACCTAATGCACCACTCTCTCCTCCTCCAGTCGCTCTTGCCGTAGATCGGCTTACCTTATCAACTACTACATTAAGCTGAAGAGTGGCTTTCTCCATCGTCCTTCCCATCTCCTTCAGATGTTTGGAAAGGGTACCTTCATGATAATATTTCTCCCATAACTTGGGATTAGCCTCCCTAAAAATTTTTGACATGACAGCAGAATCTCGATACATTGCCGCATGATTCTTTATAGCATTACGAATACTTGTCTTATCGTACCCTGTAACGGGTAATGGACCCTTTTGTCCCCTCACCAACCCAATCGACAGGGGAATCGCCATATATCCTGTATACATAAGACTGGCAAGCTTCGGGCCTTGGATTGCTTTAGGAATGAAAGGAGATTCTCCTTTAGCGACTAAATCTGTAAATTGCTTTACACCAGCGTCGTACCCAGTGAAAAACCATTCCATCCCACTCATGACACCCTTACCTAAACCACTTTGAACATGGTACTCAGGAAGCCAAGAAGGAGCTTGGTAGTTCTGAATGGCGTCTGTGGCAGCAGCAGAATCACCCGTCATTCCTAGAGTGATTAATCCACCAAAGCCTCTTGCAGCCCCATGCAGCATATGGGAACCCAGTCCTAATATGGTGTCTCCAGCTCCATAGACGGGATCATATTTCTGAATACCCGCTATCCCTTGATCCATCCAGCTAGGCATGAGTCCTCCACCTAAATATCCTCTCTAAAGCCTCAAATAGGCTCTCTAAGCGATGTTTCACTATTACCCCTACCCCTCTAGCCTGTCGTTCATTACCTTCACCATATGCTCCATTTTCATGCCAACTGTGTTGGAAAATATAAATGGAAAAACAGCGTGTACAAGGGACACAATGGATAAAACCCATAACATGCAGCCTAATTTTATAGCAAAGGATAAGTGGGATGTATATGACTCCTTAACCCTATGTAAATGATCAAAGTCAAAATATTTCATGGGACTCCTAAAAAAGGTTAGAAAGTGTGTGTACAGGGGTCACGACACTGCGAGGGGGGGCGGGTGGATCGTTCCACTAAAGTCTCGATTCGATCCCTGACACAGTCCCGGTACCTTTGGGGTGATGGTTTCCATGGGTAATAGTGAGGGGGGTCACCCTGACCTCAATCATTAAACCGCTCGCGCCACATTGCATCGTAACGTGCTGTTCATGCGTTCACGCATTGCAAAGGTCGAGCACCCTTTAACGTGCGGGTAGTAATCTGCACTAGGGTTAGTTCCACAATGGAAGTAACCCACAACTCTGAATGGTGAAACAAACACTCATGAATACGAAACAACAATTGCAACGTAAGTTAGTGACTGGATCGAAACAGACATGGCAAGTAGTGTGCGAAGCCTTCGCATTGTTTGCATCAACGCATGACGCAACGGAAGTCTTTCAATTGCAACTCAACGCGGACATTAATAAAGAAGGCTGGCAGTTTGCGACTAAGCAATCAGGGGGCTTAGGCTTTAGTGCTAAGGCAACTCAATTTGTGTTAGACCTTGGTCGAATAGGTAAGGTGCGTTACATAACAGAGTCTCATGTCAAGCGTGCAAAGATGATTCTCGGCACCGTAGAGCGCGCCAATGCTGACATCGCAACGGCTCATCGCTACTTCGAGATAATCGAGACGCCTACGAGAAGCAAAGTAAAGGCGCACAAAGGTATGTTTGATTACACTGTGAAGTTTCGCAACTGCCGACAAGAAGGGCGCGTTGATGTATCCCGCCGTAACCAGTTGCTTGTGTCTCATGACATAGAAACAGGCAAGGCAAACCTCACTGACGTCAACAACAAAAAACGCACCCAAGCAGCCACTGCCGACAAGAAAGGCGCGTTGATGTACTGGGATAGTGCTGGTAACCCTATAAACGTCACTAAGGCTCGCAACGATGCGGACGCTGCCGTTGTCACGTACTCTAAGGCAGAAGACAATGCAGCCGGGGAGAAGTCCGAAGTCAAGGCACGTGAGAAACTTGGCGACGCTATCTCGGCCTACCGCGCTGTGATTAAGAAAGCTATTGAAGATCACAATCACCTGATCGATAATTGCAGCGGTCTCCGGGCTGACAGAGTGACCATGCCCGACGAGCTTAGTTAGTTCAACAGTGGAGTTAACCCTCGCCCCGTAAGGGGCGGGGTTCTTTTTTGTGCCTGTTCCGCTGATTCTCTATTTTTACCCCTGTTGCGTGCTGGTATGGTGCGGCGTTGTCAATTGCCTGTACTGTCTCAGCCGCGCAACATCATATCTCGTAAAAGCATGATAGGTTTTACCCCTAAACTGGAAGCAAACCAGTTCAAACCAGTTCAAACCAACTAAGGAGCAGTTCAAATGAGTGAAAAGAAAACTCAACCCAGCCGTAAGAAGAAGGCATCAGTTACACAACTGAATGTCCCACCCAAACCAGACTATAAGGAGAAGCGCAACCACATCATGTCAACAATCATGGGATCACTGATGACCGACATCGATGACAAGTGGAAAGAAATCGAGAATATGATGGGTGACCTCAAGGGTACCAAGTACCAACTGACTCAACTTGACATCAGCCACGCATTCTTTGCCGCTTTGATGGCAAACATGACACACATGGGCGATGAAGAGGATGTCTTTATCGCTGCACAAATGGGTGTCCGATTCGCAATGGGATTCTTGGATCACGTTGCGGAGCACCACGGTGGCTGGGATGACCAAGGCCCCAAGCACTAATCTGTTGCCCTGAGCATGGCTCTAAAAGACTCAACTCATTCACAAACAGGAGTAATCCTAGATGCAAATATATCTAAATGATGTTCGTTGGACTTCACCGTTATCAAGCAACGCTAAGTATCCGTACTCACAGATGGAAGTCGGTGACAGGGCAGTGATCGTGCCGCGCAGAAACATTGCGCCTCATGATCTTCACTTCCTTGATCACTCTGTTCGTGCATCTGCGTACAGTGTGGGGAACAGCAACCCTGCCTACGAGAAGACGTTCTCAACTCGTAAGATTTGGTTGAAGGACATATCACAGGCCAAAATCAGTGATCGTCCTGCGTTTGTTGTGACGCGAGTTAGTTAGTTCCATTGTGGAGTTAACTCACTAACAGACAGGGGTGTGTTGGAGCGGCGTGTGGTAGCGTCGTTACGGTCACAGTGTTCATCCCTGTCACTTCCCTCCTTTGCACTGTGATCGATCTACCACAACCTTCAAACGGAGAAACAAAATGGACTGTGAAGACTGCGATAGTCGAGGATGGGTTCTTAGTTATTCCTATGGAAGCACTTACCATCCAGACGGGTACTATGTCCAGCACTGTGGTAGTTGTAACCGCTTCAAGTCAGACAAAGAGGTTGGCTGGCGCGTATCTGTCTCTGAAGTGGATGAGTTAAAGGATGCTATCAACGAAAGGATAGTCAATAGGGATTATACCAATGAGCCTAATTAAAAGGAGAAAGACTGATGCTAATTAAAGAAGCGAAGGCCATCGTTGGCGGCCTATCCAACTGCGAGAAGATGCCCGGTTTTTCATGGGGCATACCCGCTGTGCTGTGCAAGGTTGGTAGTCTCCTTGCTCAAGTGAAAGAGTCTGTCTGCTTTGTGTGCTACGCACTCAGAGGAAGGTATGTTTTCCTCAATGTCAGAGAGGCACAAGATCGTAGGCTCAAAGCTATTGAAGACCCGCGCTGGATGGATGCGATGTCCACTCTTATCAACCACTACAAAAAACCATTCCGTTGGTTTGATAGCGGAGACATTCAAAGTCTCTTACATCTGATGATGATTGTTACGGTTGCCAAGCGCACTCCGACTGTACAACATTGGCTACCAACTAAGGAAAAGAGGATCGTTAAATCTTTTCTCGATGTGTTTGGTAAGTTCCCGCCAAATCTAAATGTCCAGATGTCTGGCTATATGGTTGACGGGCCTCGTTGTAATATGGGTAAGCATGAGGACAAAGTATCTCACCATCTCACCTATACAAAGACCGCTCCAAAAGGGTCTTACGTCTGCCCGGTTGAGGTTAAGGGCAGTCAATCTAAATCTTGTTCTCACGCAGGATGCTACGCCTGTTGGGACAAGTCAGTTCCTGTCGTAGCAGGGAGAGTACATTAATGACTGTCAGACATCCTAAACCAATCAACCAAACCCCAGCCGTGTTGCTTCATCATGCAAGCGAGTTGATTCAAGATGTTATAGATGATCGATGGCTTTCGGAGAAAGGGGCGTGGGAAGATCGTGCTATCGCCTACCTTAAAGACTATGGCGCTTATGTTACTTATGAATACGGCAATCCTGCCGATGATATCTAAGGAGATCGCAATGTACAAAGACATCCGAAGAAACTTGGTAACGATGTACATCAATGGCCTTGACGGACAGGAGTTGTCCGATCTGTTTCAAACCATGTTCAATGTCTCACCGGAAATCTATGAAGATAAGAGTGCGGTCAAGCGCAAGATTATTCGATTTCTCTCCAACCCTTCGTATGAACCAATAGCAAATGCATCAGGGCGTGTTAATCTGGTTTGCAAAAACACACTTGAGTTGGTCAAATGAACGCGCACAATCCACCAGACTCTGATGATATTCTCATCTCATCTCTAGTCTATGACCTTGAGTCCAACGCT